CGCTAGAAGTGGGGGGATTACCGCCTCACGCGACAGCAGCCGATGCGGCTTGAAGGTGCGCGCCAGCATGTTGCGCTTGAAGATCAGCCCGGACTGCAGGAACGGATTGCTACGCGTGGTCTTGGACAGGCCATCCAGGGCCACCGGCGGCTCGTACCAACGCCCGTTCTGCCAGCACTCCAGATAGTCCAGCACGCCGCGACCATCGAGCACCGGCGTCGGGTCGCCAAAGGTGAACGCCTCGGTGCGTGCAGGCACGGCTGGCGCTGCAGGCGCGGTGGCGGGCAGCTGATCGGTCAACATCAAGAGATCTCCATGAAGCCGGAATTGCGCGCGGTGCGCCCTTCCAGCGGTTCGTTCTGCAGCGCGTGGAACAGTGCCCACGCCAGGTCCGCGTGGCCGGTCTCTTCCGAGCGGCCGGCGGTGAAGGTGGACTGGCGGCCGCTGGCCGTCATCGTCTTGCGGATGGCCATCAACGACTGCGCCACATCGGTCCAGCCGGCGTCGAACTCCAGCCGCCCGTTGTGGATGACGTCGAACGCTTTAAGCACCAGGCGGGTCTTGACCTCGGGCGAGTAGCTGAAGGTGACTAGATTCGGGAAGAACTGCTTCACCAGCTGTGCCACACCGCTGCCCATGCCGGTGGTGTCGATGCCGATATAGGTCACCCAGTACCGTTGCGTGACACCATGAATAAACTTGGCCTGTGCCGCGAAGTCCATGCCACGGAACTGATGCCGTTCGAGGATGCGGAACTTGCCGCCTGGGATGGACGGTGGAGCCACCACCACTAGGCCGGCGGTGTCGCCGGTGTCAGCAGGGTCGTAGCCGATCCACACCGCGCGATCGCCGAAGGGACGCAAGGCAAAAGGTTTGTAGTCGTCGCCCCACTCCACCCAGCTATCGACCATGCACGGCTGCAGCATCGCCAGCGGGAAGATGCTGGCGCCATCGTCGACGAACTCGCACATCAACAGGTTGGCGAAGGCGTCCGGGCTGTATTCCTCGCGCAGTTCCTCGATATCGAACAGGTCACAGCCACGGCGCTGGGCATCGAGGATGTTGACGATCTGCCGCCACGCGCGGTCCTGGCAGCGGCGACCGCCGGCCAGCGCATCGTGCGAGACATCGATCTGGATCCGCTGCGCGGCCGGCTTGCCCTTGTTGCGGCGCTCTCCGGTCCAGAACGTGTAGGCCTCGTGGGCCATGCTCGATGGCGTGCTGAAGTAGGTCTTGCGCCACTTCATGTGCATCGCCATGCCGCTGGCGACCTTGTTCAATTCGTTGAACCCGTAGGTCCAGAAGAATTCGTCGAAGTAGAAATTGCCGTGGTAACCCTGAGCGGTGCGCGCATTGGTGCCCAGGAAGAACAGCTCGGCGCCGTTGGGAAACACAATGCTGTCGCCGCCGGAGAGCGTCTCGTCGATCGTCTCGCGCACGAACTGCTGCATGTAGCCGCGGAACAGATGCGCCTGCGCCTTGGATGCACTGAGGAAGATCTGATTGCGTCCGGTGGTGAGTGCATCGATCAACGCCTCGCGGGCGAAGTAGAACGTGGCACCGATCTGGCGCGACTTGAGGATGATGCGGGTGCGCTCGTTGCCTGCCCGATACCAGTCGCGTTGATAGTCGAAGCAGCCGTCGACGAACGCCGTGGTCAGCTGCTCGATCTGCTCCTCTGTGAAGTCGTTGCGCTTGGGCTTCTTCTTGGGCGCTGCGTTGCGGTTCGCCACAGCCGGATTTAGATCGGCTTCGTTGCCGCCGCCCTGGTAGCGCTGGATGCGCGCCTGGCGCTCCAGCTGCCGGTGCAGCAGATCAATTTCCTTGAAGTCGCCGCCGGACTTTTCCGGCTTCATGATCAGCACGACCAGGCGGGTTTCCAGTGCACCACCGATGCGCTCCACGTTGTCTGCGCGATCCCACTCGTCACGCGACTTCCAGCTGTGTACAGTCTTCTCGTTCTCGCCGATGGCCTGCGCAATTTCGGTCACGCGCCATCCCATCCAGTACAGGAACTTGGCCTGTCTGCGGGTGTCCATCGGGAGCTGGGTGGCAACGCTTTGCATGCCGACCAGGGTGCGGCCCACCTCTTAATCCCGACAGTTGAACGACGCGTAGTCACCTGATTTACACGGTGATTGCGTTGCTGCGCCATGCGTCGCGTTTGACCATGGGTCATCGCAAACGCATCCAGCGCAGAGGACACCCATGTCGGGTAAGACCAAGAAGTTCCGTTCCAACTGGTTCCGCGTGGCCGTCGAAGGCGCCACCACCGATGGCCGCATGATTCAGCGCAGCTGGATCGACGACATGGCCGCCACCTACAACCGCGAGACCTACAACGCCCGCATCTGGATCGAGCACATGCGCAGCCTGCTGCCGGACTCGCCGTTCCGTGCGTATGGCGACGTCACCGCCGTCAAGGCCGAAGAGGTGGAGATCGACGGCACCAAGCGTCTGGCGCTGTTCGCACAGATCGAGCCGACCGCTGACCTGATCACCATCAACAAGTCCAAGCAGAAGCTCTATACCAGCATCGAGGTGCAGGAGAAGTTCGCCAACACCGGCAAGGCGTATCTGGTCGGCCTGGCCGTGACCGACTCGCCGGCCAGCCTGGGCACCTCAATGCTCAGCTTCGCCAGCCAGAACCCGGACGCCAATCCGCTGGCCGATCGCAAGCAGTCACCGGGCAACCTGTTCACCGTTGCCGAGGAAACCGCGCTGGAATTCAGCGAAGTCAGCGAAGGCCCGGTCGCCAATCTGCTCAGCCGGATCCGCACCGCACTCAAGAGCGAGGACGCCACCAGCATCACCGCCGAACAGTTCGCCGACCTCGGCCAGGGCGTCGAAGAGATCGCTGAGCACGTGCGCGGCCAGGACGAACGCTTCAACCGCCTGCAGGCCGAACACGCCGAGCAGAAGACCAAGCACGAGCAGCTGGCGAACGACCTGGCGCAGCTGCGCGAGTCACTGTCGCAGCAGCCCGACCCCGCGCAGCCCGCACGCCCGGTAGTCACCGGCAGCGGTGCGGCCGTGCTGACCGACTGCTGATCCCTCCGCCCTTCGCACACCACACACACGCCGCCAGCGCCCCACCTTTGGAGCCACCATGCAAAACGTCACCCGCCTGCAGTTCAACCAGTTCGCCGAGCAGATCGCCAAGCTCAACGGCATCACCTCCGCTTTCCATTCCTTCGCTGTCGATCCGACCGTGCAGCAGAAGCTGGAAACGCGCATGCAGGAGTCGAGCGAATTCCTGTCCAAGATCAACATCATCCCGGTGGACGAACTGTCCGGTCAGAAGGTGGGGATCGGCGTCACCGGCAGCATCGCCAGCCGCACCGATACCGGCGCCGGCAAGACCCGCACCCCGCGCAACGTGGCCGCACTCGACAAGAACGAGTACGTGGCCAAGAAGACCGACTTCGACACCGCCATTCCGTATGCGTTGCTCGATACCTGGGCCAAGTTCCCCGACTTCCAGGCGCGCCTGCGCGATGCCATCGTCAAGCGTCAGGCGCTGGACCGTCTGCAGATCGGCTTCAACGGCACGCACGCTGCTGCCGACACCGACCGCGCCGCGTTCCCGCTGCTGGAAGACGTCAACATCGGTTGGCTGCAGCAGTACCGCACCAACGCCGCCCAGCGCGTGCTGGCGAGCGGCAAGGCTGCCGGCAAGGTGGTCATTGGCGGCGCCGCTGCCGGCGCCGACTACGGCAACCTCGACGCACTGGTGTACGACGTCGTGAGTAATCTGCTGGACCCGTGGCACCGCAAGGATCCAAGCCTGGTGGTGGTGCTGGGCCGCGACCTGATGCACGACAAGTATTTCCCGATGGTCAACAAGGATCAGCCGGCCAGCGAGAAGATCGCCACCGACCTGATCTTGAGCCAGCGCCGCGTCGGCGGTCTGCAGGTGGCCGAGGTGCCGTATCTGCCGGACGGCGCGCTGATGGTGACCTCGCTGGCGAACCTGTCGATCTACTACCAGACCGGCGGCCGTCGCCGTTACATCCAGGAAGTGCCCGCGCGCGATCGCATCGAGAACTACGAGTCCTCCAACGATGCGTACGTGGTCGAGGACTACGGCCTGGGCTGCGTGGTCGAGCACATCGAGAGTGAGGCCTAAACCATGGCCGACAGTCCCGCCAAGCGTCACCACAGCCGCGTGCTCGCCGAGCTGGAAGCGGCGCAGCGTGCACCGCACCAGCTGATGGCCGGTGCAACGGCCTACGAGCAGCACATGGCGCAGCTGCAGAGCGATCGCCTGCGGCTGAAGCAGATCCAGTCCACCCAGGGTAAGGCTGCGCTCAAGGCGCAGCTGTTGCCGACCTACGGGCCGTACCTGGCCGGCGTGCTGGCCGGAGGCCAGGGCGCGCAGGATGAGATCGTCATGACGTGCATGGTGTGGCGCATTGATGCCGGCGACTATGCCGGCGCGCTGGAGCTGGGCGCCTATGTGCTCAAGCACAACCTGCAGATGCCCGACCGCTTCTCGCGCACGGTGGGCTGCGTGCTGGCCGAGGAAGTGGCCGAGGCGGCGTTGTCGGCGCAGAAGACCGGCCAGCCCTTCGATGCGGCCGTGCTGGCCGACACCGCCGCGCTGACTGCCGAGCAGGACATGCCCGACGAGGTGCGCGCCAAGCTGCATCTGGCACTGGCCCGTGCGTCCCTGGCCGGCATCACCGACGAGACGCCCGCCGGCCAGGCGCAGCCCATCGCTGCTGCCGCTGTGGCCGACCTGCAGCGCGCCATCGCCCTGCACGGCAGCTGCGGCGGCAAGAAGGATCTGGAGCGCGCCGAGCGTCTCTTGAAGAAGTTCAGCGCTGAGCCTGCGGGCACCAGCGCATAACCGAGCGTCCCCGCAACCCTCGCCGGCTCGGGGCCGATCCACAGCACTTTTCGCTGCGGTGACGCCCCGACACCGGCGATCTCTTCCGAGCCATCCATGAGCGGATTCACTGCCACCGGTACGACCAGCGCCACGCCTGATGCGATCGCCAATGCACCGTTCTGGCCGGCGATCGCACCGGCGACCGTGCGGGCGAGCATGCGCCTGGATGGCACCGTCACAGATGCGCGTCTGCGCCACGCCATTGTTGCCGCCATGCTGGCGGTCAACGACGAGCTGGATGCCTGGGCGCAGGCTCAGCAGGCGGCCGGCTACGCGGCGTTGGCTGATGTGCCCAGCACGAGCGTCGATGGCGTCTCGCGCCGCGTGCAGCTGTACCTACGCGCCGTTGCGTGTGCCATTGCGGTCGAGGTGGCAGAGCGTTACCGCAGCTTCGACGCGACCGACAGTGCAAACCAGCGCGCCGACGACTTGTCACCCAGCATCACCGAGCTACGCCGCGACCAGCGCTGGGCCGTGCGCGATCTGCAGAACCTGCCGCGCAGCACGGTGGAGCTCATCTGATGCGCGTGCACGCCATGCAAGGCGACACCGTCGACCTGCTGTGCTGGCGCCACCTGGGCAGCACGGCCGGCCTGGTCGAGCGCACCTATCTCCTGAATCCCGGCCTGGCCGAACTGGGCGCCGTGCTGCCGCATGGCACGCCAGTGGAGTTGCCCGAGGTAACAACCACCACAGCGGCGATGACGCCGCTTGTGCAGCTATGGGACTGATCTGATGACCGAACCCACCTCCGTATCGAGCGGCTTTTTGATCGCCACCGGTGTGGGCCTTGCCTCCGTGCTGCCTGGCATTGACGGCGACGCGCTGATCGGTGCCTTCGCCGGCGGCGCGCTGTTCGTGGTGTCCGCCGCCAAGCAACCGCTGCTAGCGCGGCTGATCTATTTCCCGGTGAGCGTGATCGCCGGCTACCAGCTGGCGCCGGAGCTGCTGCGCTGGTTGCCGATCAAGTCCAGCGGCGTGGCCGCCTTCGCCAGTGCGGCGTGCGCGATCACCGTCACGCTGGGCCTGATTGAAAAGAGCAAGTCGTTTGACTTTTCCTTCCTACGTCGTGGAGGTCCGCCCAGTGCATAGCCTGGTCACCATCCTGACGCTGATGGCCTCGCTCGCCATCTGCGTCCGCCTGCTTACCTACCACCGCCCGGTCGATGCGCGCCATCGACGCGGCGCGGGCTGGTGCGCGTGGTTGCTGATCGCCAGCACCGGCGGCCAGTCGCTGCACATCCTGCTGGTCGGCGCCGGCTCGCAAGTCAGTCTCTGGCACCTGGGCACGTTGATCGTGCTGGCGGTGCTCACCTACCGCGCCCAGGGCAATGTGGCGCGCATCCTGAAGGTCGATTGATGTTCACCGATACCCAGCTCGCCTCGAGCATGCAGTGCTCACCCCAACGCGCACAGCGCTGGCATGGCCCACTGCTTGCCGCCGCCAACCGCTTTGGCATCACCACCAAGCGCCGCGCCGCGCACTGGCTCGGCCAGCTCGGCCACGAAAGCCTGAGCCTGTCGCGCATGGAAGAAGGACTGACCTACACCACCAGCGCACGGCTGTTGGAAGTGTTCGGCACACGCATCACGCCCGCGCAAGCGCCCAAGTTCCTGCGCAATCCGGTGGGCCTTGCCAACTTCGTCTACGCCGACCGCCTGGGCAACGGCAACGAAGCCAGCGGCGACGGTCACCGCTACCGGGGCCGTGGCCCGATGCAGCACACCTTCCGGGGCAACTACCGCCGGATCGGCGTGCTAATCGATATGCCTGTGGAAGAGCAGCCGGATCTGCTGCTGCAGGTTGAGCCGAGCGCGCTGGGTGCGGCGGCGTACTGGCAGGACAACGGGCTCAACGTCCTGGCCGATGCCGGCGATGTGCTCGGCCTGGGCCGCAAGATCAACCTGGGCAACGTGCGTACCAAGCGCTTGCCCGAAGGCCACAGTGATCGCGTCACGCGCACGCAGCGCGCCCTGCAGATCCTGGGCGTCAGCTGATGGTCACGCGTCTGATCATCCTGCTGGTACTGATCGCCGCGCTCGTCGGTGGCTGCGTGTGGCAGGAGCGACGCGTCAGCACTGCGCGCACAGAGCGCAAGCAAGCGCTAGACGCAAAAGCTGCCGCTATCGCCGAACGCGACAGTGCCAGGGCTTCTACAAAAACCGTTGTCGAGTACGTCGACCGCGTGCAGATCGTGCGCGAAGCCGGCGCCACCATCACCCGCGAGATCCCGATCTATGTCACCCAGAAAGCAGACGCTGCTTGCGCTATCCCTGCTGGCTTTGTGCGGCTGCACGACGCCGCCGCCACGGGCAACCCTGCCGGGCCGCCCACCGGAGATCCTGATGCGCCGGCCGCCGGCATTACGCTCTCTGGCATTGCCGGTACCGTCGCCGACAACTACACCAGCTGCCACGCCACCGCCGCGCAGCTGAGCGCGCTGCAGGACTGGATCGATCTGCATCTGCCGGCAGCGGCGCCATGATCAAGCCTGCCAGCCTGCGCGCGCATCTGGTCGCGGCATTGCCCGACCTGGCACGCGATGCCGACCGGCTGCTGGTGTTCATCGACGCCGGCAGCCTAGTCAGCACGTTCCAGCCGGGGCTGTCTTTCGAGTATCAATACACGCTCAACCTCATCGTGACCGACTACGCCGGCCATCCAGACAGCGTGATGCTGCCGCTGCTGGAATGGGTGCAGATCAATCAGTCCGAACTGCTGTCCAACCCGGCGCGCCGTGGCGACATCGCCTTCGAGGCCGACATCCTCGCCAACGATGCCGTGGATCTGTCGATCAAGTTGCCGCTGACCGAACGCGTCGTGGTGTCCGCGAAGGATGGCGGCGGCTATGACATCACCCACGCGCCCGAGCCGGAGATCGATCCGACATGGATGACCTGACTGCGCTGGAGACCTGGGCCGCACCGCTGCTGGCGCGCCTGCAGGAGGGCGAGCGGCGCAAGCTTGCACGTAAAATCGGCACCGCGTTGCGACGCTCGCAGAGCCAGCGCATCGGCAAGCAGCAGGCACCGGACGGCACTCCCTACGCACCACGCAAGCAGCAACTGCGGGATAAGGCGGGCAGAGTCAAACGCAAGAAGATGTTTGCCAAGCTGCGGCAGGCCAAGTACTTCAAGGTGAGCGCCAGCCCTAACCAGGTGAGCGTGGGATTCGTTGGACGCGTCTCCCGCATCGCACGTGTGCATCAGGACGGATTAACTGAGCAGGTACGACCCGGTGGCCCCAGGGCGCGTTATGAAAAGCGCATGCTATTGGGCTTTACCAAAGAAGATCGTCACATCACAGAAAACATAATCCTAGGTCACCTTAGGGATGGCTAGTCTCAGCAAGACCCCTGTCAATGTATAGGATCTGTGCGGCTCAACTGATTTTCGCGAAGAACAACGCTGCCAAACGAAGCGACCTCCATTGCCTCTTCTCTTCTGAATTGTATTCTCGGCTGTGAGTGACCGGCTGTTAAGAAAATCCCCACGCACCCCACGCCACGCAAATCGAAAGGAGAAATAATGAGAACTTCACCACATTCAACCTCACGTACTGCACGAAATAAATTTCTGCTCATCGGGGCCTTGCTGACCACGGCATTCGTCGGCACAGCTTCAGCGAGAGACATAGGCCGGTTCTGGCAAGCAAGCGAGATGACTTCAAACAATGACAATGGCCCATCCAAATCTCAGATTTGGAGCAACCAATGGAATAATGGATATGCCAGGTGCAAGAGCGGCTATCCAGAAACAAAGTCGGTACGCCTTGGAAGGACGATTGCAGATCGGAAACGGTCAGGCAAATTTAATGTCACTGGCGAGTGGATTTGTGTAGACAGGTAATTCTACGCTATGAATTAACAATCAATCTATTATGGAAAATGCGCAGCCTGATTTGCAGTTTTTAAAACGCAACTCCTTTAGTTCAGATTGCCTTGTAAAACAGCGCTCCAAAAGGCATTTTCATTTACCTGAACGATCCGATGGGGAATCCTACATGGGTTCCCCATCAGCGCCACTATAGATCCATCTTGCGGAGCCAATGCTCCGCAAGATTATTTGATACTAATACTCAGTAAAAAACAGTAACTGAAGTATCGGTTGTCTTAACGCCGTAATTGCATTGCGGAGTGAGCCCTGCAGCATCCGGCCCATTGCTATCCCATGGCGGGGATGAAACGCGAATCATATTTCGATCATAGACGGCAATGCCGCTAAACGTAAGAATTCCACCGTCCGGGAATTCATCGCAACTGGCAACATCGTATACTTCGAGCGCCCCACCGAAAATCCAGTTCGGGTTCCCATAAGGGGCAGTTGTTAGTCGCACACTGCGTCCCGAGGTGATATTTTTCGTATCAATATTCCAGCGATTACAGGCCACGCCAGCCGCGCAAGTAGAGTACGTATCACCAACAATCTGATCACCAGACTTTGCAGGTATATAATCACTAGTCCACACAGTTCCATCTTTGCAGCAATTCCAGCTACTGAGATCCCAGGTGTTGGATTCTCCCCGATAGCCTAATACTGGCTGCAGAATTGTGTCACCCTGCATTCCCGGGAAGAAATAGATTGTCTGATTGGATCGAACTCTTGGATTTGGCGGGACCTTCCAACTAGCGACAATTCTACCGATCGGTTGACGTGATATAGCTTCCGTCGGCAAGATAATCATGGGCAATCTTAGGGGGGCGGACTGACTTGGTTTGCGCTCCTGAATTCCCGTCAACTGTTCGAGCCAGCTTGCCTTCCAGAGTTCGTCCATCAGGCTTGACACGAACACCATCGCGCGTGAAGTTGTCCTGGCTACAGATCTTCCGCTGCTCTAGCGAACCTGTGACACGCTGAATTCCTCCATCTTGCGTGATCTGGTCCCCACTATGAATCTGCTGAACGCACGCAGGCGAAAAGTAGCCGAACGGAGTATCACGTAGTCCGCGGGGACACCTGTAGGTCTAGTCCCAAGATTTCGCTCAGCAGCAGAAGCAAAGCCAGCCCCTGCAATAGAAGCAATCAATACAAGCCCCGCAGCCAATCTTCCCACGCTAAATTTAACGCGAGACGTTTCTGGAATTTTCATAAAACCCCCATTTAGAGAAATGATTATTTTTTATGCAAGAGCCGCTACAGCGGCAGTCGCAGGAGAATTAGGCTCCACCAATTGCGAACAAACCGTGCACAAAGTCACTGAAATTAAAGCCCGAGTTCGTATTAGGTAATACAAATTATGATTCCACGCCATCCAAAATGGGGGCGTAAAATTACATTTGAGAAGCCTGAACAGAATTTTATTGATATTAAAAATGTTAATTTCACAGGAGCCATCCGGCAGAAATCCACGGTCCAGTTAGTCGTATTTTGTAATATGGATTTTTACTACCCAACCCAATCGGCTTTTCTTTGCAAGTGACTGAACCTAACATGGTCCTGAACTGGCACATCTATGGCTTCCTTCACTGCAGTTGACTTCTCTAAGCTAAAAGCGCCGGATTTGATCGAAGCGCTGGACTTCGAGACGATGTTCGCTGAGGCGCTGGAATAATTTCGCCGGCTCATGTCCGAGTTTTCCGCACTCACCGAAACCGATCCGGTCTACAAGCTCCTGCTGCAGTTCGCAGCCCGCGAACTGCTGATCCGCCAGCGCGCCAACGACAAGGCGCAGCAGACCATGCTGGCCTTTGCCACCGGCACCAACCTCGATCACCTGGGCGCATTGTTTGGCGTCGCGCGTCTGGTGCTCGATCCAGGGCAGCCGGAGACCGGCATTGCACCGACCCATGAGTCGGACGTGGACTTCCGCGGCCGCATCCAGCTGGCGCCGGAGGGCTTCAGCGCTGCCGGCCCCGAGGGCGCGTACATCTATCACGCGCTCAGCGCGGCGGCCGATGTCATGGATGCCAGGGCTACCAACCTCGCGCCTGTGCAAGTGCAGGTCAGCGTGCAATCGTGCACCGGCGATGGCACTGCGCCGCAGGAACTGCTCGACGAAGTGGCCGCAGTCCTCATCGATGCAGATGTGCGCCCCTTGACCGACCAATTGGCGGTTCAAAGCGCTGAGATCGTCCCCTCAGCCATTGGCGGGCGCGTCTACACCCTTCCGATAGCCAGGACGCGACGGTGGTCATGCGCGAAGCGCTACGCAGCCTGGCGTATCTCGTCGAAACGCACCGGATCGGTCGCGACGTACCGGAATGCGCCATCAAGGCCAAGCTGTTCGCCGATGGTGTGCAGCGCATTGAGCTGGACTCGCCAGCAACCGACATCCGAATCAATCGCACGCAGGTCGCCTACTGCACCACGATTGACATCGTGCGCACTCGCCAACGGCGCGATGGATCTGTCGATCAAGTTGCCGCTCACCGAGCGCGTGGTCGTAACGGCGAAAGATGGTGGCTATGACATCACCCATGCACCCGAGCCGGTGATCGATCGGTAATCCCCCCACTTCTAGCG